CGCGGAAAAGAGACCACGAGAAGTGGCTCAATTCCACCCTGGGCCATGTCAGGCCCACCAACGTGTAACTATCGCACATGGTCCATCCGACTCTGATGCGTGGACGGTCGGAACGTCCGGCCCTGTCCAAGTGCCCAGCTGGAAGAGGATCTCTACCTCTCAGCGAAAAGCACTTCATTAGAGCACCCCATCCATCCAGTTTGTCAACCGGAGAAGAGGAGGTTACACGACACGCACGCACTTGAGGTGCATGCGTATCAGGGGAGTTCCGCTGGATATCAACACGTCCAGACGGATCCCATCGCCCTAGAGCAGGACTCGTCCTCTCAACGAACGGGAACGGTATGAGCCGTTCGATCGTCGTGTCGAGGAAATCCACTGCACGGTCAAAGCCAGCCTCAGCAAGCTGGTTTCTGAGCGACACAGTGGACACGAGCTCTGTGACAGAGTTCCTGTCAACGGGGAAGACTGATCTGCACTTGACGACGGAGACGTCGACGCCTGCGTACCAGTCCTTTCCGCAAGACTCTCTGAACCGTCCGGTCCAGAAGGACTTGTCGGAGTTGACTCGATGTCCGAAAGACTCGAGTTCCTCGATGACAGTCTGCGTGAATTCTTTGGGGACGATGATATCGTCACCAAAGATGCGCACGCGTCCGATAAGCGACGCAATGTCGCTGTCGGACAGCGGGGTGCCTCTGTGGCGTTCGATCCCAAGGAAGACGATGACCGTGAAAGCCATCGCTTCAATAGGAAAGCACACCGCAGAACCCATGGACGCGAACTTGGCCAAGGGTACAATCCCATGGCCAGGCACATCAGCACGTCGAGAGCGAGTTGCATCCAGAGCCTCCTTGAGGGGAGGCCACGGCGCAACCATAGCCTCGACGAACTGATTCGAAACACGATCGCTTGCTTCCCTCAGATCAAGGGTAGCTAGCGAGCCATCGACGGAGCCGACTCTTGCAAGTCGCTGATTAGGCGACTGGTCAAGAGGACTCATAAGGTCACGCGCGTAGCGTGATCGATCGATGGCATCGAACATCGAACGCATCAGGGCCTGTTGCATATATTGCATATGCAAGGGCTCGATGGCGATGATTCGAGGTGTTTTGAGCGTCTTCGGAACAGCAACCACCCTGACGGGTGGTTCCTGTTCAGGGGTGATGAAGGTGGGTGCGGCTTCCGCTAGATAGCGGAAGGACGGGATTGCATACTCCCCGTAAGGGAGTACGCTTTCGAGTCGGTCGGTCCATGATGGAATTGTCCAACGACGATTCCAACCAGTGTGATCGGCCACAGCACCTGGACCATGAACAGGACGAAGATGAAAATCCTCGACGTCCTGCGAGACGGCGTTGAAGACGTCTCCGAACAGCCTTGCTGCCATTCTCCTGACCTTCTGGGTCTGGGTAGAATTGGTAGAGGACTGAACATGGGCCAATACCTCCTCATCACATTCGACGTACCGGGTGAAGGCCGCTTCTACCCTCTCGGGAGAACACGGCATCTTGATCTTACTGTGCAGCAGGCAAGCCTGCCGCACGGCATAGATACAAGAGACATCCGGCGCATCGAACAGCACCCCTCTAGCGTCGAATACACGGCGAAGGAAACCCGAGAACAACTTCGGGAGACCCCCTGTTTTCGAGAATGCTGAAAACAGGTCGGAGCCGACACAGCCTCGATCAAGGGCTCGTTCGAGATCCTTGGCGAAGCTGGGTAGGGTTATCGTAAGAAACGATATCCCCTCGTGTTCGACACGTGCCGCGATCGTTCGAAGATCGCGGTCGGTGCTCACGCCGCACTGCGTTCCCACATCATCGAGAACGCACTGGGTGAGACGTACCAGGCTTTTCATTCCTCCTCCATTCATGTTGGGGGTGTGGAATCCTGCCATGATCCGCCTATGCAGTGCACATCACCGCTGACGATACGTCAGCTCTCAGCCCCAAGGAGCTTGGTCACAGCGGCACCGGAGGAAGCAGCGAGGAAGGCCACGAGGCCATCCACGACCTGCTTCTGCTCGGCGGCGCTGTAGCCATTCTTGGGGACGTCCACGACGACGTAGACGCTCATCGCGACGACCTGGTTGGTCGACGGAACGAGCGGATCGGTCGTCGTCTTCTGCACGTTCACGCGCAGGAGGTGACGGTCACGCTTCGCGTGCTGGTGCGAAACCAGCAGCTTGGTGTTCCCGTCAGACGAAGAGAAGGCGCCAGAGTCGATGGCCATGCCCGTCCTGGGCAGGGAGATCGGAACGGCGTTGATGGTGATGCTCTGCGGATCGGCGAACATGATGTCTCCTTGACACTGAGGTGTCGCTTTCCGGACCTTACCGGAAGCGCAGTCACGGCTCACGAAGCCGTAACACTTTGGTGGCACGGGTCATACCCAGTGCACCTAGAACCGCCCACTGAGAATTGGAAAACTCAGATGGGTTGGTACCGAACCCATACGGCGAGGACCTCTCACGCTGATAACGAGTGGAAGTACTCTGGACTACTGAAGTCCAGAATCCACCGTTAAGCAGCGGAATGCGAGAGGTCTCACTGCGTGTGGCGACTGTGTCGGCACACACATAGCCGTATTTCATCAACGACCCGTCAGCAACAGATTGAGAGGCGATCGAGATGATCCCTCCAATGTTGTTGAACCAATCGTTGAGCCAGGTCCAGGGCATGACCTCCCAAACGGTCTCGGGCGTAAGCTCGAGACCAAGGAGGCGTTCTGCCCGTGCAGGCCAGTTCTTACTGAGGTCGAAGTATCGACCCATGTAATACTGGAATGCACCCGAGAACCGAATACTGGTCGCGTAATTCTCGACCCAGTGCACGGTAGATCGGCTGGACTGTAGTACAGAGGGCCACAGATCGATTGGGGATGACCCCAATACGGGACGCCACCGACCCAGAGACTGGGTACCTTGGTAGCTTCCAGCTGTGGTAGAGCTCTGTACATCGAGAACACCGCCAGCGCGTTTCGAAACACCAGAGTTCTTCTGCCACTTCTCGATAGTACCATGAGAAGAGATCAGAAGCTCAGCGAGGGACTTAAGATCAGAAACGATCGGTCCCCAGCCGAATTTCGCGTTCAGGAACTCGTCCGCAAAACCGTTTGCATGGCCCGAGAGGCCATGCGAGACGTTGCGGGCATTGTTCAGAGCACGAATCGTCGGGAGTTTCGGAAGACCTTCTGAACGCAGCTCGATGAGAGATGCCAGAAGGTTCAGCGACGACCTGTCGAGAGGCTGAAAGCGCTTGATAGCGCGCGTGCCGTAACCGTTCATAACGGTTGAGGACAGCCAGCCAGGCGTAGCGGAGGGCAGAAAACCAGCATAGGGGTAGGGAGCCGATGAACTACTCGGCTGCCAAACCACATGGCCGGAATACTGACCACGCTTCGTACCGTAGGTTACACCAAGAGTGGTGTAGCACCCACGGAACGAGACAGAGTCGTGAGAGATCTTACAGGGGTGTCCAGTGTCATACTGACTGGACGCAGAGCCAGCGATAACAATCTCGTCGCGAAGCTGCTGACCCGTGAGATCCTCATAGCGGACGGACTGACCAGAGTCGGATAGACCCTTGTCGCGGTAGCCATAAATGGTGTCCCGCTTCCAGTCCTGATTGTACGTATCTGACGAGACCATACGGTTGGTCCCAGCGGGATCTCCGCTGAGAGCAAGCGTATGGGATCGAGATGAGAGAAGATTTACTCTCGTCTGATTCAGATACGGCATGTGTTCTCCTGGTGGGTTCGAAGAAGAGTGGGACCCGGCGTGCA